GTCTTACGGTGCTGCAACTGATGGAGTAGCGTCAGAAGCAAAGACTAGTTGTACGGCTGCACCATCACGAAGTTCTGCAACTCCATAGATTGTATCAGCAGTCATCAAGTCACCTAAGAACTCTTGCTTGTATTGTGTCTGAACACGAACACCCATTTGCTCTGCAAGGATGAACGCGTCACGATGACCTAGAATACCACCAACTACACGGCCGTTAGCAGCATTTTCAGCAGCACTTTCGACTTCAGGTAGGTTAGTAGATACATAGATTTTAACACCGTAGATTTCGCCAATTAAACCATTCTCTACAGGACGGCCATTAACGAAGTCAGAGCTATTGAAGCGGTCAATACCTAGAATGTCCTTCTTAACTGAAGGAGGAACAACCATGAAACGATTGTCCATAGGTACGTCTGCATCGTCTAGCAGTTGGATTGCAGTACGGAAGCCTACATCAGTGAACACGTCAGCAGCTAGAACTGTGTCAGCAGCATAAGCTGTCAACGCACCAGTTGCACCAGCGTCCATGTAGTAACGACCTGATAGTGAGTTACCTAGAGTACCTAAGTCAGAATCAATCTGACGAGCTAGAGCATAACCAGCGTCTTCTGTGTAGAAAGAACGTAGTGATGGTAGAGCTTGAACGTCAGTGATGTCCTCAATTAAACGTGAGTACTCGTAGTGCTTGTCGATAGAAACTGTGAAGTCTGTATCAGCACCAACGATTAGGTTTACTTGAGTGTTTTCTGCCTTAGCAGTAGCTGAACCACGTACTGGCTTAGGAATGTGAAGTGTATCACCTTTCTTACCAACATGACTCATTTTCTTTACTAAGTTAGCAATTACAAGATTAGACTTGTAAGCTGCTGCGATTTCGTCTGACCAAATCTCTGGGACAAAAGCGTCCACATTGGTTGGTGTGACGTGATTGGAATTACCTAAACCTGCCATTTTTATATACCTTTATAAGTTAGATTATTTAACGCGACCTTCTCTATAAGCTCTGTCAAATTCATCGACATTAGCTTTATAGCGTTCTGGGTCACTTATCATTAGTTGGATTATGTCAGTACGTTTATAAATCTTTCTTGAGGTAGGCTCGCCAGAACCTTTACCACCTGTAGAAGCTGCTTTGATCTGTTGCTTACGATCTTGTTGCGTAACTTGCCTAACGCCTCTAATCTGCTTCCAGTTGGTTAGCAGCTCATTAGCAGCATTAAGATCGTATTTATCAGCTCGTTGTAGTAGCTCTATCCTTACCTCCGATGACTTCACCCAGTTAGCAAACTCATCGTCTTGGATAACGTCTACATAGTCTGGATGTTGACTCTGAAGCTGTGCTAGAACTTCCTGCTGTTTTGTTTTAGCAAGTAGCTCCTTCATCTGCTTCATTTCAGAGCTGTTGGATACAGCCTTACTCACTGCTTCATTAGGATTTTCAAAAAAGTCTAAATCGTCTACTGACGAATTATCTGGGACTTCTGTTTGCTTAGTTTCGTCTACCTTTGTCTTGATAAAGTCATCTACGATTTTACGAAGCTCACCAACCTCAGAACTTTGACGACCAACTAGCTTTTCAGCCTCTTGGTGCATCTGAACAATCTCCTCGATAGACTTACCTTGATATTTATCAGGAACACTGTTTTCTTCGGTTTTAGTTTCTGAAGCCGTTGTCTGAGGATTCTCAGCAGCTTTTGTTTCTTTTGGTGTATCTGTGTCAAATAAGTTGACAAGTTCTTCGTCTTCTTGTAGATTTAACTCTTGTTGATTATCAAGAGGATCAATAATCTTAGCCATTTAATGATTTCTCCGTACTTATAAAAGTATTGTGGAATTAGTTAGTGGTTGTTAGCGGCTCTCTCGTGTCTTCTTGCCCATTTGATAGACTCTCCTGCAAAGGATTGATCTAACTTAAAAGAAGTACCAGAGATTATCCGCGTTGATGTGTGACCACATTCAGGACATAACACTTGTTCTTGGTCGGATTCAGTGAAATGTTCTGTTATGTGGTCATTTTTGCATTTGAAGTCAAATAGCTTACGCATTAAACTCCTCTTGCTCTGCCTCTGCTACTACGGAATCATAAGTATTAGTTATGGAATCCTGCCAGTTTAGAAGGCGTTGAAAAACTTGCATTTGTCCTTGAGCTAGGTGTAACTCTTTAGCATCTTGGAGTGCAAGTAATTGAATTGAATCTGAAGCTGCTTGGACATCAGACATAAACTGCTGCCAGCCAGCTTGCATAAACAAATCAAAGTAGGCTTCGTAATAGTTTTCTACTTCTTTGTCTATCATTTTTATTCCTTGTTGTATTAATGTCTAGGACATACCTCTATTATACACTATTGTACACCTTTTGTCAAGGTTTATTTTTGACCTGACATCTGTAGACGTACAATGTCTTCTTTAGTGTCAAGCTCTTTTTCTTTAAGCTCCAGCTTTGCGTATTCCACAAGTTTCTCGAAGTCATCCATGCCCATAGTCTTAGCCATAGCTGCTATACGCTTGGTTTCTTCTTCTACTGGTAGTAGCTGAGTCTCAACTTGATTCTGCTGAATACGAGACATTGTTTCTTGTGTAGTTGCTTGGATAGACTCTAGTTGAGCCTGTGCTGTAGCCATCTGTAGCTGTTGTGCCATTTGCTGTGCTTGTTGCTGCTCAGGATTAGGCTGATTAACTTGTCGTAGTTGAGCAATAATTTGCTCTCTGTTAGATAAGCCCATGTTATCCACAATAGACTCTACTAACATTGGGTACATTGGTGACTCAGGAGACATAGTTTGTAATAGCTGTACTAGTTGTGTTACCTCGTACTCACGAGCAACAATACCAAGAGAGCTAGTAGCTACAAACTTGTAGTCCTTAACTGGGTATAACTCAGGAGCAAACTGCATGTAACGACAGGCAGCCTTCTCTACGAATGGAATTAAGAAGTTTTCTTGGAAGTTAATCAAAGTACGCTTGTGGCGTTTAATGATTGCTCCTAGAGCCATTGACGTACCTGCTGCTGTACCTTCACCATTGATTGAAGCAGGAATACCAGCACTGTCAATAGCACCAGTAGCTTGCTGTACCATAGACTGTAGCTGACCTGCTTGTGCAAAAGATACTTGATCTAATTGTCCGAACTTAAATGGTTGTAGGATTTCAGCAGGATTACCATTAGTTAAAATAGTCTTACCAGCTCGTATATCTAACTTAGCACCACGAGGCATACGAGATGCGTCTACAGCCATCATAGGATGCACTGTAAGAGCCAAAGCATCAATACGTGCGCGTAGCTCAGTGTCTAGTGCTTTCTGGCTGTTGTAGGCCTTCTCACAGATGCCACGACCCCAGAATTTAAATGGTACTAAGTCCCAAGAGAAAGCAACCACTGGTCGGTCTTTCTTCATGTATGGGTTGTTCTCAATCTTTAGGATTGTAGAACCATTAGCGATAACCATAATTACTTCAGTGTAACTCTTGTCTTTGTCCACTGGAATAATGTCTTCAACTTCATCATCGTCAGATACATTACTTAGTAATTCTGTAGGTACTAAGCCGTAGTATTTAGTTAGGCGTACCATGTCATCATTAAACAACGTAGTAATCTTACTAGCGTCTTCTAACTCTGGGTCGTATACGTCTTTCTCTACCTCTACATCCAAGTAGATACCGTTATCAATACCTTGTTTAACTTGATGGTAAGGAACCATCTTATCAATAGCTACACCTACCGCATCTTCAATGTTAGTAGCTAAAGGATCAATTAAGAAGTTCTGAGGCATAATTGGGTCTAATTTAACTAAGAACCTTTCAGACTCCATAACACCTACTGCCATCATATCCGTATCAGGAGCAGGTTGAGTAGCTGCTTTTAGGTCTACTACTTCCTCTAAAACTAGCTCACCAATACCTGTACCGAATACAGCAGCGTTAATTAAACACTCAGCTACAGAGGAACGTGTCCTAGCAAAGTGCATGTCTTCCTCTAACTGATTGCGTAGGAAGCCAATGTCCTGTGGATTTGGGTCTTGTAGGTCATCTTTAATGTCAAAGAACTTACCACGACCAAACGTAGCTTCTTCAATCTCTGCTACTGAGGATTCTACTGCTTGCTGTGTAGCAGGAGAGATAAGGCGAGAACGCTCAGAGTCACGCATAGTGTCTGACTTATCCCAGATACCACGCCAAATACGGTAGTACTCATCATGTATCTCTGCGTAGTTACTTTCGTAGTGGTCACGCCACTGGTCACATTTGTTAATAACCCAACTTTCTAAAGTCTGGCCGTGAATCATATCATCGTCATTCATAAAATTAGTATCCTGCTATTGGGTCTAAAACGTCAAAAGTATCTTCTTCGTAATCATAGTAATACGAAACGTTAGCTAATTGGTCTATGTACGCTAATGAATCAATTAAGTCATCGTGTACTTGTGGATTAGGAAACTGAAATAGCTCATCTAAAAACTCTGCGTTCCAATCACCTTCGTTAATAGTAATGGCTCCATGTTCAAAACGACCTTGTAAAGCAGCTACAATACGGTCAGTCTTTTTCTTGTTGCCATGTGATAATTCTTCTATACGAAAAAACTTATTACGTTGCCTCATCATATCGCTTAGTGGTGACATGATTGCTTGCTTTGAAATACCTTTCTCAATACCTACCGCAGCAGGTTGATAGTGGTCTACTGCTTCAAATATCTTTCTTGCTGTTTCCTCAAATGTCCAACG